TAGCTTTACATCATGTGCAAGACCTGTTTTCTTTTTTAAATTACCTTTAAAGTGTGTAAAGTATTCTGAAAGAGGTGACTGCATAAAAGCAGTAAGACCTTTACAGTTTTCTGATAGGTTATTGACTATCATACCATGTGCCTTGTAAATATTTAATAGTCTTTCAAATATAAAACCATCATGCCATTCTCTATATGAAATGGTTTCACCTATTGTGTAACAACCTCTAAGGTCTGCAAGTATTGAGCAGGCATCATGGTATTGTAAATTAAAACCCATGAAACTTGTTTCACTGTAATCAACATCTTTTCTACCTAGGTGTACAAGGCTTGCTTTGTTAGGTAACCACTTATCAACTGCAGACTTATCAAGTCTTTTGTTTGTAACTGTATCTGCATCAAGCCATACTAACCACTGAGGTTCTTCAGGATTTGTATTTTCTTCCATCATCTTGAAGGCTCTATCAGTTAGGGCATAAACTTTATGACACCACTTGATTGCATCAAGTCTCCAATTATAAGGTATTGTTCCACCTTCTGTACCATCATGCTTCTTCATCTTCTCACGATACTGTTTCATTTCTTCTAGTGAACATAAATCATAATAAGTAATACTATCAGACAGAATGGGATTACTTGCATGAATATCAAAGTCATGGTAGTAAGCATGAAGTTTAAAATGTTTTGGATTCCATTTATCAACAACACTTTGAAGCATTTCTTTTGCATAGGTATTATATCCTTCCTCGCTGAAAGAAGTTACGAATGTGTACATATTAATTTTCCTTTGGTAATATTCTTGATTTGTATGATTTGTGCATGGTATCCCACTCACCTGCATAGTGAGCATCACATAGTCTCTTTGGCTTCCAACCTTCAAACCAAGGACCACCTGTAGTAAAGTGTACATTACATGGATTAATTGATTCGTCAGTCCATCCATCTAGGAAGTTCCACTTAGGATGAATAGACCCTATCTCATTATCATCTAACCAACTAAAGTTATGTAGCCATCTGCCTGACTGCTCATTAACATCCTTGATTGTAAGTCTTTTATTGGCATGGTGTTCACAGTTCCATAGTATAAAGCTAGACCAATTCTTTCTATTGTAATTAGTCTGTATTTGATTGTCCATTTTAAAAATTTCTTTAGGCTTGTACTCATGCTTAACAACAGAGACTGCATACTCATCAAACTGTCCATACTCTTCAAAGACTTCTGATATGTCTGCTCTTAGCAACATGTCGCAATCCATAAAAACAGCAAGACCTTTATGAAGATTAATAAAAGGTATTAAGAATCTTGTAAAGGTAAACTCACTACTAAAAGGTCTCTTGTCTGAAGAGTCTATCTTCTGATGTTGGTCATCAAGGAAGTAAGTTCTTTTGTAGAGACCTGATAAACGTAGAGATGATTGTTCAAGGGGAATGATATCATATTTATGAGTATATTTTTCTATTGAAAACTTTAATACCTCAAAAGCAATATGTTCTTTAGGGTCATACCCTACGTATATAACAGGTCTTCTACTAGTAAACATTTTTTTTACCACTTAAAAAATTGGTCAATTAAATTAAAGTGATTAGGCATTACAGTTGTTGCTCCATACTTTTCCTTTGCAATTTCTCTGTACTTGTTATACTTTTGAGTTGCAATTTCAGAAGCAGCTTCAAACTCTTTCCATGCAGACTTTAGGTCACCATACTTTAAGTCTTCCACTTCTTTTTGTTTAGCCTTTATTTCTTCTTCAAGTTTTTTAATCTTATCATCTGACATAGTATACTCCTTTCCATTACCAGAAGATTTCTTCTATAGGAATTATAATATATATTGAATAGTGAGTCAAGGACTTTTTAATAAAAGTATTCATCAGTATCACCAAGTCTTTTATTCTTTTCATTTTCTACTTGATAATACTCTGTACTTACTTTGAAGTCAGGCTTTAGTGGTTCTTCAGGTGTGAGGGAATTGTCATAGACTCTCATTCTATTATTAGGATAGAGAGCATACTGTCCATTTACAAGTTCAATTAGGTTGAAGGACTTATGTTCTGCAGGAACTTCACTTGTACTGTAATCTATCTCATCTGCAAAAGGATGATAGTTATCAAGAGTACAAATATAAAATCCCTTGACAGTTCCAAAATCATGTGTTAAAATTTCGTAGTCCATTGTGGAGATAAACTGTTTATGTATATTGACCACACCATAATCCATACAATTCCAAAACTGTAAGTTATCAAGTGGCATGTCAGGGTCAGGTAACTTAGGCTTGGACAGGAATGCAGAGATGGGAAGCTTGTCAAACAATGCACCATACTTAGGTAGGTATGTTTCAAAGTAAAAGGCTCTACCAGGGATAGACTTTGCAGTCACCCAGTTACCTTCTACAAACTCTCCATGACCATCTTTAAAATCTCTTAGGTATTCTTTCCTGACCCATACTTTTGTTGAAGGTAAGTTAGCTATTAGTGTCGACATTATTTTTCTTAAACACCTTTCTTCCCTTAAAGAATACTATTGAGTTTATACAAGTGTTAATGGTGATTGCAATTAACAACCACCACTGCCACCAATCTAGTTCAGTTCCCATTATGTTATGTCCACTATCTCACATGAGCCTGCTACACAGGCAAACTCTTTACTTCCTGTGGTAGTGTCTTCCTTCTCATAGTCTGATAACTTAGACCAATCAATAGACTTAGGCATTATACTTTTTAACTCTAAGTATTCTTCTCTTTCTACATCTTGGTATGGAGCTTGCTTATATACATGGTCATAGAAAGGAAGAAAGGAAATGCCTGATACCTCATCAAAGTTTTTATAAACCCATGCTCCTACTTCCATCCACTCATCCTTCTTAACAGATATGGTTACAGAAGGTTTGTGTTCACACCAATGTCTCTGAAAGATTAACCAATACTCTAGCTGTTGAATAGCTGTCATGTCAGTTCTAGTTATTGCACCTTTAGGTGATTTAGTAGGAAAACTAAAAACTGTAGTTGTGTCAGGCTTACCTGCATCAGGTTCTGCAGGAATACCTGCGTCTTTCATAAACTGTGTAAGTGGGTCTGTGTTACCTGCCCTTACAGTTCTTATGTAGTATTCACTATGTCTTGCATGAATACCTGAAGAGCTATCAACTAACTGACTGACTGTACCACTAGGCTTGACACATGTAATTGCAGTTGATTGAGGTATACCTAACATCTTGGCATACTTTTTATTTGTTTCTACTGCAACACTCTTTAGGTGTTCTAGTGTATCCTTTAGTGTAATGTTACGAGGTGTAAGTAAAGGGCAGTCAAGTATACCTGTAAGAGAAACTCCTAAGAGTCTTTCCTCTTCTGTATTCTGCTTCCATATCTTACGTAGATATTTAAAGTTAGTAAGTGTTGATTGAAATGTTCCAAGTATAGTTGCTATACGTACCTTTTCTATTAGTGAGTCTATACTATCATTCTCTCGTGCAACAACTTCAGTTAGGTTACAGAACTGATAAGGTCTAAGAATAATTTCACTACAGGGATTGCAACCAAATTCATGGTCAGCATCTCTTCTGCCATTTTCTTTTACTTTATTTTTTGCAGCTTGTCTATTAAAGATACCTCTCTCACCTGAATTAGATTCATATAGAGACAACCATTCTCTCATAAATGTTCCTATTTCAGGCTTGTCTCTATAAGCAACAGAGTTATTTGCCTGACCTCTTTGACCTTCTCTTATTATATTTTCTTCAGGTATATCCCACCATTCTCCTGACTTACAATGTCTTATTTGGTCATCATTTAAATTAGACAAAGAGATAAGAGCAGAACGTCTTACACCACCTACAACGACTGCCTGTCCAATCTTACACATAATATCATGGCACTCAATAGGATAAAGCCTTCTACCTTTTGCATCTTTAAATTTATCTATAACAAAATTACATAAGTCAAGGAAAGGTCCAGGTCCTGATGCTCTACCACCCATAGTCTTTAGCTTTGCACCTGCAGGTCTTACTTCAGATACATCTATTGTAGGTATCTGTCCTGCATATAATAAAGATATTAACTCTCTCAATGCTCTTGCCCAACCAGGTCTAGAGTCAGCAACCTTAATTACTGTAGAGCTTTTCTCAAAGTGTTCATTGACAATAGGTAGCTTGTCAACATTACTTCTTTCAACAGAGAAGCCTACACCTGTACCACACATAAGAATATACATACACTCGTCAAAGGCTCTAGGTGAGTCAACAGGTATGTAACTACAGTTGTAACTAGTTACATTACAATTTTCAAGAGCAGGTCCTGCAGTCATCAATGCCCTCATAGAAGGCATAACTTCTAGACCTAGTACCTTTTCTTCTAATTTCTTTCTAAGAGAATCTGTTAAAGTTTTACTATGCAATCCCTGCATGTAATCAAAATATCTTGAGACAGTTTCTGTCCATGTCTCTCTTCTTTGTTCGTCTTCCTTCCATCTTGCATAGCGAGATAAAGCAATAAAGTTTTGATAGTCTGTTGGTAGTAAGTTACTTTTCATTTTAATGTCCTAACACTGCGTTGATTCGTTTTCTTGTATATTGTATTTCACCTGATTCTAAAACTTTAAATGCAAACTCTCTCATATAATTATAATCAACATCTGCATAGTCACATACCATTTTAAAGTCCTCTGAGGTAACACCCACAGAAGCAAAGAACCAAGCCTTTGCTCTATCTCTTTCAAGTATAGATGCTTCAGGCTCTCCATCATAAGAAGGTTTGGTTGCATCAAGTAATGCCTGTAGTATGACACACATATATAATGTCTGTTCAGGAGTTGTCCTTTCTTTAAAGACATCTTCCTCAACAACAAAGTTTAAATTTGTATTTACTTTGTTATCCATTCCTTTGGTATCCCATCACTGAATTTGCAATACTTGAATCTATTCTTCTCACACCAAGTAGCATAAGTCATCTTTCCATTTTTGTATAGTTTCCTATTAGGATTATCAAAGACAAATCGAATGTCGTAATGAGGACACTGCTTTCTTACAAACAGATGTTTCTTTCTGTCCTCTAGTACGAACCTTCCCTTTACCTCTAGGATAATTCCATTACTCAATACAAAATCAGGAATATACTTTTTGGATTCTAGCCATTCATAATTTATGATTAGCTTTTCGTATTTAAATGATACCTTATTTTCTTTTAGGAAGCAATAGGTATTGTACTCTGAATTAGAACGAAACTTATGCTTTGGCATCAGTAATTTCTTCTACATCAGGTGTCTTGTTAACCTGTGTTAGGTAACGTACTCCTGTGGAATACTTGAACTTCCTTAATCCTTTACCTTGATTGGCATCAGACCAACAATGTTCTTTGTATCCACAGAAGACGCAACCTAGTGCAAGTTTTTTATTACCTGACTTGCCATCAGGTTCATCAGGAAAACATTTCTGAGGTGGAGTAGAAGATTTAACAACTTCCTTTAGATGTTTAACTCTATCAGAAGCATTTATCATATGGATACTTTCCACAGGTAAGTAGGTAAGTTCACCTGTAGATTTATCTATTGCAAGAAAACCTGCTGAGTCATCACCTGCACTCTCTGCATAGGCACTTATCTGAGATATGTAACCAAATGGGTCATTAGTTACAAGAGAACCATCCTTAAACTTTTTAAAGCTATAGGAAGAAGCACTCTTTATATCTACAAGAGTACCATCTATTCTACAATCCTTATGACCCTTGACACCTTCTATCTCTTCCATCTTCTGCATTTCAGATACGTCATGTCCTGAAGCTTCTGCAAGAAGAATAACAAGAGACTCAAGGATTTCTCCATACAAAAACTTTATTCTAGTTTTGGCATCAAGTTTCTTTGGTTTTATATCTGACTTTATATCATACCATAATTGCCTGTCAGGTCTTCCTATTTGAGAGAGCCTTAACGTGGTTACGTCTTCTCTCTTCTCAAATAAAAACTTCTCAATAGATTCCATAACATTCTTGCTGAAGGTTTGAAGAAAAGCTTTGTCAGTTTTTCTCCTATCTAAACCTTCATCAATAGTCCTATAAATATCTTGGACTAATGTGTCTACTTTTTTCATAATAATATTCCTTTATAAAATTTTCCCACCAACCACAACCCACTTCAGCATTAAGCTTATTTAGAAAGGAATCTCATCATTCAAGTTATCTTCTGATTTATATCCACCAAGCACAACATCAAAGTCTTCACCCTCTGCGTACTCAATAAGATTAATAACTTGAACTGCCTGCAGGTCAGCACCTACTCCACTCTTACCTGCATAACTCCATTCATAAGTTTTATAAAGGACATTAACATCAGAACCATTTCCAATTAATGTTCCCTTGATGTCTCTCTTTTGAGAGTCTTTTAAAGATGGTGGATTATTTTGACTACCATTTTTAGAAGTTACTTTCCTCTTCAAGGTAACAAAGTCTCCTCTCTCATCATCTTTATTCTTTACTGCTAGACCTGAGTCTATTGCTTTCTTTTTATTAGCTTCATCTAAAGCTAAGTCAATACTCCAAACAGGTTCAAATGTAGTGTTTGGATTTGAAATTGATGCCCAATAGGCTTTACCACTTAGTACTGGCATATGTCTTACTCCTTAGTTTGTTAGTGCAATCTTTGTTGCTTGTTAAATTATAACGAATTATACTACATCTAAAAATGTATGTCAACCCATTAATGTGTTTCATACCAATTTTTTCCTATCTTATATTCACTATCCAAAGGACATTGAACACTCAGTTCTTTCTCTGCAAGTTTCATTGCCTGCTTAGTTAGTTCACCAAACCTTTCAGCTTGGTCTCTACGAACTTCAAACTGGTACTCATCATGTATAGATGCAACAAGCCTGTAGTCATAAGCCTGTTGCACCTTTAAAGTTATTTGTCGTAACCATTCCTTACAAATGATTGCACCTGCACCCTGTAGTAGTAGGTTCATTGATGCATGAAATTGTCTGACCTTTAGTAGTCTACCATCAATACCTCTTATCAGTCCTGTCTTTGCAACTCTGTCAACCTTATCACGCAAGGTCTTTAGAGCAGGCATATTGGACATAAACTTATTGATAATATTCTTACCTTCAGTCTTACCACCACCAACTATCTGACCTATCTTATCAGGTCCTGCTCCATAGATTAGAGCATAGATAAAAGTCTTTGCTTGGTCTCTTGTCTTCAGACCTGCAGCCTTTTGATTGGCAGTATGTATGTCACCTTCAACAACTTCCTTTGTAAACTTGGAATCACCCATGTAGTGGGCAAGGCAACGAAGTTCTAGGCTAGATGCATCACAACCTAGTAATACATAATTACTATTGGTAGGTATCCAAACTGACCTACATTCCTTTCCATAGGGAGAATAGGAAGCAGGAACTTGAGCCATGTTTGGAGAGTTGTGAGCCATTCTTCCACTAATTGCTTTTAGTGTCATCACTCTACCATGCACCTTGCCATCTTCCTGGACTACGTCTATCCAGGACTTAATCTGAGAGACCCTCTTCTGCAATAGAAGATAGTGAGCAATCTGTTGTGCTTCAGGAATATCTTTGATTCTTTTTAGTGTTCCTTCATCAACAATAGGATGCCCTGTTGGTGTCAGGTTCTCAGGTTTCCAACCTTTCTCTATCAACCTCTTTGAGATTTGTTGTCTAGAGTTAGGGTTGAACTCTTCCACACTATCACTTAATTTATTACCTGTCTTTTCAGAGTATCTTTCTGTAATGATAGGTGGGAATATTTCTTTTAAATCTTTTTCTATATTGTCTGCTTCTTCTTCAAGTCTTGCACATAACTTATCTGCTTGTTCAATGTCTAGCTTGAAACCATTCTCTTCCTGTTTATTAACTATGGCTCTGACTTGATGTTCAAGAAGCATAGACTTCTTTGAATACTTCTTTAGTGTGGGTAGTAAATGTTTATATAATTTATATGTCAACTCAACATCTTGTATACAATACTTCAACATCTCTTCATTGAAGTGAGAGAAGTCATTGTAATCTATCTTACCAAATCCCAACCTCTGACCCCATGCCTTGAGTGAGTGTCCACCTTCTAGCATAGGGTCAGATAATTGTGAAAGGATAAGTGTGTCTCTGACCTGTGCAAGTTTTATCTTGCTACCTGTCAGCTTGTTGAGTATGGGAGCATCAAATGATATCCCATTATGCATAATAAATATATCAACAGATTCACTCCACTTGGCAAAGTCTTTCAGTGTATCTCCATGCCATGTCAATACGTCACCATTGTCAATGTCCTTGGCAACAATACAATGAATGACCTTTGCCTTGATGTCATCAGTTTCAATATCTACTACAAATTTTCTCATAAAAAGTCCTCTACATCTGATTGATTGTTAGACTCAAGTGGATTGGCAATCTCTTTCAATCGACCTGTGTCCTTGTCATATAACAGGTAGGCAGAGATACCTGTCTCACCTGCGTATCTATTCTTTAGAACCCTGACAGTAGTTGTATTCGCCATGACAGGGTCTTCTGCTTGTTGGTCTCTCTCTAGTGCAATGACTGCATCTGATATCTGTGCAATAGAGTGTGAACCTCTAAGCATTGATAAGGATATTTCTTTACCCTGCTCTTGACCTTTATCACCTGATGCTCTTCTCAAGTGAGATACTAGAAGCATTGCACATCTAGTTTCTTCAACAAGTGAACGTAGCTTGGTCATAAGTTGGTCAATGTTTCTTCTCTCATCCTCACCCTCAATACCTGAAACAAGTATGGATAGGTGGTCAATGAGTATGTACTTACAGTCTAGTGCCTTGACCATGTATCTTACTCTGTTAAGTATCTCATCAGTAGTAATAGAACCAAAGTGGTCAAAGCCATAGAACCTTCTTGTACCAATAGTCTTTCTCTCAAACTCTTTCATCTGTTCAATGGTATAGTTCTTCTGTACTTCCTTGATATATAATCTGTCACTTGCTTCTACTGACATGATATGTAACATAGTTCTTGTTATGTTTTCTTCAAGAGAGAAGACACCAATATTATGTTCTGTATTAGTTAGTAGGTGGTGCATAAGTTCTCTCATAAGAGAAGACTTACCTGCTCCTGTACCTGCAGTAAAGGTAACAAGCTCACCTGTACGTATACCATATAGCTTCTCATTCAGTCCATCATAAGGATACAAACAAGTCTCTGTGTTATCTTCCTCATAGATTCTTGATGTAATATCTGCAAGGTTATGTATACCTGCAGGAGTATAAGGTTTTGCATTCCAAAAGTCTTGAGTAAACTCCTGCTTCTTACCCTTCATAAGATACTCATTAGCATCCTTGTATCTCATGTCCATGATAAGACACTTGTTAGGTTCAAATACTTGAGCAACTTTTGTGGCTGCATTTCTGCCATGCTCATCATTATCAAAACATAATACAACTTTCTCAAACTTATTTATGTAGTCATAGTTTGCCTTGATATCTTTGAGTGCAGACTGACATCCATTCTTGATTGATATGGTTGCCCACTTAGAACCTTGCAATTCATAGGCAGACATTGCATCAATCTCACCCTCACATATAGTAAGATACTTACCACCATGAGGAAACTTCTGTTGTCCAAACATAACTGCTCTAGGTAGGTTACCTTCTGAAGAGAAACCTTTGTTCTCTACAAGTCTTATCTTGTTACCTATGTGACTATTATTAATATCGTAATAAGGATATATATGCTTAACCACATTGTGATTTCTATCGTGTAGTACTTGGACATTATAAAATTGTGTAGTCTCTTTCTTAATTGCTCTGTCAGGTATACCATCTATAACTCCACTACTAAAATTCTGATGATTACTATTTATAGAGATAGGCTTTTGTGGTTGTTCCATATCTTCATCTCCCTTTGAATAAGTTCTACATGAAAAGCAGAACTTAGTACCACCTTCATATAATACATTTGCATCAGATGAACCACACCTGCTACAGCTACCCTTCTTAATTACTTTTGATTCACTCATATTATTCCTTCCATTGTGTTAGTATCTTTGCAATAGTTTCTATAGCACTCTTCTTTACTGAGTAATACTTATTATCTATCTTATTATTATAAGCAACTATACATTCATATAAGTCCTTATTCTTATCATAAGATATTACACACTCAACTTGTTTACCATCTACAAAACCATAGTAGTTATCATATCCATATTCGTTAGTCATCTTCTCCATACTCCTGTCTTATTATTTCATTTATAAAGTCAGTATCACTTTCAATCTTGTCTGCGACTTCTTCTCTAGCATACTTCTTTGCTTCATGGTGAGTGTATCCTTCTTGGATTAACTCCTCATAGATTTCTTTGTAGAGTCTTTTCTTGTCATTATCCCAAAGATTTTTCATAGTCTTCTCTGTTCTTTATAAGTTTGTTTAGATACCATTGAGCTTTCTTTAAGTCTTCAACACCATTCTTATATCTATATCTCCATAGATATTTCATAATGTTACCTTGAAGATAATAGTCAAAGCCACCATCAGTCATTGCTTCAATGGCATCTATAGTTTCAATGCCTGCTTTGTTGTAGTGAGGTGGACTGTTTACCATGTCCTCTTTTTTACTTTCTTCTTGTAATCTTCTTACCATGTAATCATAATACCCTTCTTGCATAATACACCT